TAGAGAAAAGCCTTATGTGAAGAGAATGACAGGTCAAATGGCAAGAGAGTATGGTAGCCGTCATGCTGCTGAAGTTACTCGTGTTGTCAAAGGTGCTGGAGAACCACAAGCAGTTACATATCCAAGAAAAGGAACTAAGAAAGAAGATTTTGATATGTTTGATTTAATTCTTTCGCATCTTCTTGATGAAGGATATGCTGATACTCAAGAAGCAGCAATTGCAATTATGTCAAATATGAGTGAAGAGTGGAGAGATAGCATCATCGGTTGAGGACCACTTCCCAAACCGTCCCAAGGTGCCCCAAAGGCACCTTTTTTTATGCTATGATATTGGAAATCCAAGAAGACTATGGAACTGACTGTACTTGCTTACAAACTTGAAGATGGATTGTGGGCATTCGACCATCCACATAATAATACGGTTCAAGAACTCTTGATGAATGGAACCGAAGAAGCAATTGACGAGCACTTTTATTTTGAAACTGGACGACACGCAGTTGCAGAAGACCAAATGGAAATCAGTTTGAATACAGAAGAACCTGATGATTATGATACTTTGCTTGTAAAAGAAGTATCTGATGAAGAAGGAACGACTTATAGTGATACGACACTTTGTATTCCTGTGTGGCTGTGTCCTTGGTTACAAGGATACTTTGGTGAAGTTCCTGAAGAAATTTATGTGAAAGTGCGTCCCATCAATCAAGGACTTGAATCTTTTGTGAAAAGGACAGGGATGAGACAGTTGCTGAACCGTCCCTGACCCTTGCCAAGACCCCAGAACCCGTGCTATGATTGCAAGGTAATCAAATGAATGAGGCAAATGGAAGTCCTTGAAGTGACAAACTCCTCTGCTGTTGCTAAAGTTTCTTTTAATCAAGAAACCAGTGAAGTCGGTGTTGCTTACACTTACAAACCTGATAAGTTTTATATCTTCAAGTGTGATAGCATTGAAGGTTTCAAAGACAGTCTTTATACTGCTTTTGATAATGGAGAAAGTGTAGGTAAAATGATTTCTCAAATGAAGAAAGATGGTATGCTGATGAGTGTGTAAGTTCTCATCTTTTTATGCTAAATAGGTGTATGTATATCACCATAACACCATTATGTTTACCACTATTACTACTTGTCAAGGTTGTAGATGCGACATTCTTAATGAAAGAATGACAAAAGGACGACTAAAAAAATGGTGTAGTAATGCTTGTAGACAGAAATGGCGTTATAAAAATGATGAAAATATCGTGAACAGAAACACTTATACCGAACAAAAAGCAAGAGGTTATTCCAACAAATGGAAATCTCTTCAATATAAAGGTGGTAAGTGCCAATCTTGTGGAGAAAATAGACCAGCAACTCTATGCTTTCATCATAGGGACCCTTCCCAAAAAGAATTAAAACTTGATGGGAGATCATTTGCGAATAGGAAATGGAAAACCATTAAAGAAGAAGTTGACAAATGTGATCTTCTTTGTCACAATTGTCATCATATATTACATTATGGTAATAGTTGGGAAGAGTTCTTACAAACGCTCGTCTAGCAATCTGGTAGAATGCTCCAAACTCATAATTTGGCGGAGAAGGGTTCAATTCCCTTGGCGAGCATCGCCGTGGTTCAAGACTTTAGATAAAATCCAGTGGGGCATTTATCAAAGAGTTTTGATTTAGACTCACAACCACACGGCAACCCTTGACAATCACAACTCTCTGTGGTATGATTGTCTTATGGGAGTATGGTGGAATCGGTAGACACACCAGACTTAAAATCTGTTGACCTTAAGGTCGTGGGAGTTCAAGTCTCCCTACTCCTATTGCCCGAAAGGGCAAATCGTAAACTCTAACTTATAGAATTATCTAACTTATGATTACGACTACTGAATTTAAAAACATCTGTGAAACTGAATTTGACTGGAACCTTATCTTTGGGGCAGTTAAAGATGCTTATTCTGATAAAGGATTTAAGAGTAATTCAGATAACTTTTTGAGAGCAAAAGTATTTGAACTTGCTATTGCTTGTTTTTCACAGGTTGAATATATTGACGAAGATGGTGTTGATTTTCTCTTGAAAGTTCTTGAAGAACTTGTTCGTATTGAAGCAAAGTTCCTCAAAGGTTTCTTCAAAAAAGATGGAACCTGCAAAGATGTTAAGATGAAAAACTACCGAGGAGATGTGAGTGAAGTTGCATTCAATCGGTTCAAAACAGAAGACAAGTTTGATTATGTAATGATTATCGACCGTGATGCTTATCGAGTTGCTATTGCTTCTCGTGAGACAGCACAGAAGTATTATGTAAGCAAAGGTGATGGGGTAATGGTTCAATTTCCTATCAATGAACTCACTGTTCTTGATTTGGATATTGCTAACTTTACTTTTCCTGCGTCTCCTGATAGACTGTCTGACCTTCTTCGTGAAACGATGAATAACTGGATTAAGAACCGATGAAACAATTTCCGTTAAAGACAATGCTCCGTTACCCTGGAGGCAAGAGTAAAGCATTAAAAACTCTTGCTCCTTGGTTTCCAAGTGACTTCAAAGAGTTCCGTGAACCCTTCTTGGGTGGTGGAAGCATTTCTTTAATGGTATCACAAAACTATCCAAAAGTTCCCATCTGGGTCAATGACAAGTATTATTACTTGTATAACTTTTGGGTTCAACTTCGTGATGACGGACAAGTTCTTAAAGATAAGTTGAGAGCAATCAAAGAAGAAGTGAATGGTGATGATAATGCACACCGAGAACTCTTTGATGATTACTCTCACACGATTGGTAATCTTGAACCAATCGACCAAGCAGTTGCGTTCTTTGTAATGAATAAGTGTTCTTATTCTGGTCTTACAGAGAACTCAACATTTTCAGTTCAAGCATCACGTTCTAACTTCTCATTGGTTGGTATTGATAAACTTCCTAGGTATTCTTATATTATTAAGGACTGGAGGATTACAAACATTGACTATGAAGAAGTGATGAACGCAGAGGGTGATGATGTGTTTGTATTTCTTGACCCACCTTATGATATTAAGGACTTCCTTTATGGAACTGGAAGAAAACTTCACTCATCATTCTCTCACGAAAGATTTGCTGATGATGTGGATAAATGTCCTCATCGTTTTATGATTACTTACAATCTCAATGATTGGTTATTGAGTCGTTATAAAGAGTATAATCTAAATGAATGGAAGTTAAGGTATTCGATGGTTCATCGTGGTGAGAAAGGAACTCAGGACAATGTAAAGACTGAGTTGCTCATTACCAATTATACACTTGACTCCGTTGTATAGATAGTGTATAATTGATGAATGGAAGTGTGTCCGAGTGGTTGAAGGAACTTGTCTTGAAAACAAGCATGGTGAAAGCCATCGTGGGTTCGAATCCTACCACTTCCGTTGCTCCTTATGGAGCATAATGCCCTTGTAGCTCAGTGGTAGAGCAATGGTTTTGTAAACCATTGGTCGCAAGTTCAAATCTTGTCGGGGGCTTGACAGAATTTTGATTCTGTCTTACAATCAAATAATGCGGACATAGTTCAGTGGTAGAACGCTATCCTTCCAAGTTAGATGTCGTCGGTTCGAATCCGATTGTCCGCTCCAGGGAGATTAACTCAGTGGTTAGAGTGTCTGCTTTACACGCAGAAAGTCCACAGTTCGAATCTGTGATTTCCCACTAGCAATCATAAGATTGCTAAACATTACGGGGTGTAAGTCAGCGGTAGACGGTTTGCTTTGGGAGCAAAAAGACACTGGTTCGATCCCAGTCACCCCGACTTGGAGAATCTAAATATCTCCAAATACTACAAATTCATTATGTCCTTAATTTCACAAAGAGATAGAGAAGTTGTAATTGAAGCACTGGACTTTTATCTTTTCAATAAAGGTAATGACTTTACTGAAGAAAAAAGAATGGAACTCAATGCACTTATGAATTGGATTAAAATCGAATACAACAAGAATGAAAATTAATCTTTGGTACTGTAAAGAAATGAATCAATGGAGATGGACTCTTTGTGATGATCATCGTCCAATTGTTAAACAAGAATCAGGTCAAAGAGAAAATCTTCGTGATGCTATGAATGATGTAGCAAACACTGTTGAGTATTTAATGAATACTTGACGTTTTTATAATCCCCACGACCAAGCAAGCGAATGGGCCGAACTGTTAATTCGAGATAGCTAGGAGCGTTACCTAGGTGGGGAGTTTGAGTGTATTAATTACACTCATTATGGGGGCATAGCTCAATTGGTAGAGCACTTGATTTGCATTCAAGAGGTTTCGAGTTCGAGACTCGATGCTTCCATTGTGGAGAGTAAGGGAATATTATAAATAACTATAGTTGTGGAGAGCACTATGGTTAGTTGTATTTGTAAAAAATGTGGGTCGCAGTTTGAAAAAATTAAAAGTGAATATAATAGGAAAATTAAATTGGGAACTCCATTTTTTTGTAGTTTAAAATGCTCCAGCAGTTCTCATGATACTTCTTATTTGGATAGTTGGAGAAAAAGTGAAACTAACAAAAATTTTATAAAGCAATTTAGTGGAAGTGATAAAGATGACTATTCTTCTTTTAGAGAAACTTTAAAAAAAGTTAGAAGCAGAAGTAAATCTAAAAATAGAGAATGTGATATTGATTTGAATTATCTAAAAGAAGTGTGGGAAATACAAGAAGGCAAATGTCCTTATTTAAAAAGAGAATTAGTTCTTCCTTTGACTGACCAATCTCACGATAAATCAAATCCAAATTTAGTTGCTAGTTTAGATAGGATTGATAGTTCAAAAGGATATGTAAAAGGAAATATACAATTTATTAGCACGACTTTAAATTTTGCTAAAAACAAATATGCTGAAGATGTTCTCTTGAATTTAATTGAAATGTGTGCTACTATATAAAGAGTTCAAGAGGATAAACCTCTATATTCCAACACATCGGGGCAGTACCGATTATCTCCATTTCGTGGGGATAAAATAGAATCGACTGGGATGTATGTATTATCTGTTGACGGAACAAACAAACAAACGTAAACAACATTGTTGCTTTCTCTCGTCAAACAGTTTCTGTTTGAACTAAACGAGTGAGGGGGTTATAAGTTTCCTTCTTACCCAAAACTTACAAGGAGGTGTAATGCCTCCTATTTTTGTGCCTTGTGTCACTGTGAGGACTGGCACACAACCCCTCCAATGCCCTTGCAGACCTGCTATAATTACAGAGTAATCAAACAAAGCAAATGAGTACAAGGTCACGCATCGGTATTGAACTCTCTGATGGTTCTGTATTATCTTCTTATCACCATTGGGATGGATACCCATCTTGGTTGGGTCGTATTCTTACTACTCACTACAACTCCAAATCTCTTGCCGAAGAACTGATTGATGGTGGTGATATGAGTTCTTGCTGGACTGATACTCCATTTGATTGTGATGGTAAAGCATCCAAGTATGGTCCAAATTATTATTCCCTCCGTGGTGAGGATTGTCCTCCTCGTCTTGATGCTAATCTCAATGAGTATCTTGAAAATGGTGAAGAGTATGCTTATCTCTTTGTAAATGGAGAATGGGTATGCTATGATTGTTATAAGTATGAAGACGGAAAAACGTTTGAAGTCGTTGAAATCCCCTCTGGTGCTCTTGCAGTATGATGACTAAAGAAAAACGTAAAATGGTGAATGTTGAACCAATTTCTTCAAAAGCAAAGAATCGGTTTGCAAACATTATGGATAATCTTCACGGATGCCACGTAGAACAAGAAAAAGGTGATATGATATTTCTTGCCTCTTTGAATAGGAAATACTTTATGTGGTTGCCGAAGAATGGAAACGAACATTGGAGGATTGTAAAATGACAGTAGAACTGAATAAACCAGAGATTGATGCTATTCTGACTTCACTTCAATTGCTTTCAAAACAAAATCAAATGATTGTTGAAGAAACTCTTTCGATTTCTGTCAATCAATTGTATAATAAACTCACAAGCATTCAAGAAGAACTTTATTATTCTCGTTAAATCAAATGACTTACGACGCAACGGTAAAACTCTGCTACATCAACAACACTGAAGCAACTATTTCGAGTAAATATTTTCCAGAGATTGTTGATAAGCATTCAATTACGATTGAAGCACCTGCTCAAGATATGAATGTTTATCAGCACTTTGAACTGTTCAAGGCATTTCTTCGTGCTATGGATTTTGCTGAGTATAGCATTATGGATGGTGCTTGCCGTCTTGCATTCAACGATAGTAACGATGGAGAACAGATGAAGAAGTTGATGAATGAATATGAACTGCAAGATAAGCAATATCACACTGATGATGAGTATTATGCATTAAAGGAAGAAGTTCGTGAGTTAAAAGAAAAACTTGCAAGAGTTCTTCCAGAGCAATATAAAGAGTGGAATGGTTTAGTTCCTGGTTCAGATCAAGCATGTAGAGCAGGTTGCAAGTGCCCCGTGATGGACAATGCAGAGATGCCTAATGACCGTAAATGGGTGAATGGTGACTGTCCTCTTCATGGTAAAGTAAAATGAAACCTAACTAATGAACTCTTTGTGTGAATGATTTGAATTTGATGATGAAAATGTCTCTGATTGATACTCTCAACTACTTTATAGAAGACCAAGAAGGGCACCTACAATGTCTTGAATGGGACATTAGAGAGGAAACTAATTATGAGAACAATGACCTTGATTGGTATTGTGAGCAGTATGATGAAGCAAAACAACGAGTAGAAGACCTTAAACAAATTAAAACTATCTTGGAGAAAAATGAGTCGGTTTAGTACTACTGTTTCAACGATTGCTGCTCTGGGTACAATCGCAGCAACTTCTATTACTGCATATAAGGTCTTTGACAATCAACAAGAGAATAGTCAGAAACAACAGGTTATTATTGAAGACCTAAAGCAACAACTAGAAGCAAAAAAAGAACAACCTATTACTCCTCAAATTCAAGTAGTTCAGCAACCTGTAACTCCTCCAGTTCAAGTGGTTCAACCTCCTCTAACTCCTCCCCCTCCTGTGCTTCCCGAAAAACCATGATTGCTTTTCTTGCTGCTTCTACAATTCTTCAATATCCCACACACTCATATCAACTGGAACATATGCCAGAAAGTGTAGCACGATATTGTGCGAGTGCTGTGGGTATTCCTTATGCTTCAGACAACTTCAGTCGTAATGATTGGGAACGATTTAAAGAATGTGCCTATATGCAAATGGAGGAGAAGAAATGACTTATGAAGTCCAAACTTATGATTCCACAGATAAGACTGTGTATTATGAAGTTGTAGAAGATGCGATTGATTATGAGGATGCTCGTGATATAATTGTAGAGAAGTATCCAAACCGTAAAGTAATTGCTGTGATTGGAAAAAACAAATGAGATTTGAAAACCCAACAAAATGGGAACTCTTCCTTGATGGATTTCGTAATGTCCTGTATATTCTTGACTGTTATGATGACGGTGATGAATGGGGTTATGGTGAGTTCTGGGAGAGTTTGAGTATTGGATGGTATCGAGAATACATCTATCCTTATGATGACCCATACAATCTAACCATCAGTCCAGAACGCAGGTTGAGATTAGCACAAGAACCTGAGAGAATTACTTTGTCTGCAGAAGCATATGATGAACTTGTGCGACGAATCAATGAACCACAAGACCCTGCTGTGGTGGAAAGAATTAAAGAACTTATGAATCGTAAAGCACCTTGGGATGAAACAAATGACTGAATTTCAACCAACTCCCCAGACACCAGAGCAAGTGGATACTGGTCTCCGTGATGCCTTTAGACAAGCAATCAAAGATGGTGTGATGGATGCTACTCCTTATTTTAAACAAATGACTTTCAAATCTGATATTGAAAAAACAGAAGCAGAAATCAAAGTGCTTCAAAAGAAACTGGAACTCCTCAAAGAGATTGAAACACATAAATCTCAACCACCAAGAATGAACCTTCAATATACTGTTAAGGGTGAGGTTGTCTCTTATAATGATGAGGTTTATTATCGTCTTGACTTTTCTGGTATGAACCACAATTGGTATAAGAAAAAAACTGATAATGGTGTGATTTTGGTAAAAATTACTGATGGTGAAACTCATCGTTTGCTTGAAGGTGTGTGGTTCAACGATGTGAAGAAGGGGAAGTATGATGATGTAGTTGATGAACCTTATAGGAATGTGAGAGCATATTGGGATGAGAAAGATAATCCAAAACCGATGGATGAGGTTGTGAATAGGTTAATTAAAAAACACCAAGCACAAAAACTTTTTAATAGATTGGTAGATGAACTTGGTTATGATTTTGATGCCTGTAATGATATTGTAGATTTGGTAGAAGATTGGCTTCCAAAGTATCAATCTGCTGCTGGTTCACAGAATGTAGATACCGAACTACTTGTTGATGGATTTAATCATTGTCTCAATAAAATGAAGGAGAAACTACGATGAACGATGATATGCCGTGGGTTAATCTCACTCAAGAAGAAATAGAAGAACTCCGCAAACAAAAACACGAATTGACTGAATACGGCAAAGAGAAGTTGAAAGAACTTATGGAGAAAAGAAATGAAACTCTTTGATTATCGCAAAAAAGAAGACTATGGTGTAGAGCATATATTTACTCTTCTCAAAGGTAAAAGACGTTCATTTTTACAACTTAGTCTTGATTGGAGTGAATATCCTGGAAATCCTTATCTTCAAATTGGAATTGGAAACAATCGTGTGATTGATATTCTCTTCTGGTTCTGGAAGTTTGGATTTGCCTTTGAACTTCTTGGTATTACCTGGGGTAGTTGGGATGAGTAGATTTCAAGAAAACCCAGACGAAATTGTGTTGCAAGACATTCAAATGTTTCATCTGGAAAGTATGAATGAAAGAACTCTTTGGATTGGAGTTTATACTGAGGATGATAAAATCTACCACTTGAATATTTCTGCGGATGGTGATAAACTGAAATACTATTGGAGTAAGGAGACACCTTAAGAACTGGCACAAGACCTCACCACAGACCCTGTGGATGCCCTATAATACTCTCATACATAACAAACCAATGACCTACGACCAACTCTACGAGCACATCATTCATTATGTTTCTCAACCACTGGATGATAAACGTAAAGCATGTCTGATTCTTGGTGCTGTGATGGAGTTCAATCTTGATTGTCTTGATGAAGGTATAGACCCACGCACACTTGATATGACTGGTTTTGTGAATGGGAAACTTGATGAACTGGAGGGCAAATGAGGTTTCGTGATATTGAGTTCCGTTGGAGCAAAGTCAACAACAAGTATGAACTCGTCAAGTGGTATACTCACGACTCTGGTGATAGTTGTTATGTCGTTGCCTTCTTCAATAAAACCACAGAAGGTTATGATATGGAAACCATCGGGAATAGGTTCTTTGAGGACAAGGATGCTTGGGTTGTTGGTAAGTATGGTCTAGAGTTTCTAAATGAAATCTTTGAGATTGAAAGGATTGAAGAGGAACTGAAATGAATAAGGACGAATATTACGACTGGATTGCTGAAAATGACACTTATCCAGAACATTCTCATAAGTGGATAGTGGGTCTTTATACTCCTGATGGTGGTAGATTTGATATGCTACACAGATACTTTGGACCTTTTGAAACCAAAGAACAAGCACGGGTATTCGCAGCAGATTATAAGGACAAATACACAAAACCTGGATTTATTTCAAGAACCAAAATCTTTCCTTTGTGTGAGGTAGTAAAGGACACTTGACGAACTGGTACAGGGCATCTCCACAGGTGCCCTTTTTCCTTGTATAATGACTTCATAAGAAACAAACCGATGAAACCACTTAAACTCTTTCAATACGATAAAAAAGTTTGGGATAATGATGAAACTGACCGCACTTGGCAGTTCGGTGTCATCAATAATCGTTCATTACTTTGGGTGAATTATGAAAATCCCAGTAGTTTAGTTCATAGTAATGGTGGATTTCACATCATGCTCTCATTTCTTACTTCTTCTTCTCTTTTTGGAGTAGATTTTCAAGTTGGTAAGGTTGGTTTGAGTTTTAACTTTTTCACAGAATACTTTGATGGATGGAATGACTAAACTCTATAATCGTCCTATGCACTTCTTTGAAAAAATCCAAGTCGGGTGGTGGTGGATTGGGGAAATCTTTGATGAATGGTGCTATACTATGAGAAGTGAAGACGGAGAGTTCTTTAACTATCTTCAAAGTGATTATGTCCGTTATGAACAGGAGATGTATTATGACCACGAATAAAGAACGAGCAGAAGAACTTCTAAAAGTTATTTGTAAAAGTGAAGCACACAATACTGCTTGGATGCTTCAAGAAGTTCTTCAACAACTTCGTAAGCAACTATCAGGAACTAATAAGATTGATTTTACTGATGAACTGGATGTGATGTTTAATGCTGGATGGGATGAATGTCTCAAAGAGATTGATGCTATTTGTGATGAACTTTTAGAACTATGACTGACGCAGCATACAAAGTTTGGGAAGCATTCAAAGCAGAATTGATTGTTGAACCCACAGATGATATGAAGGAAGCACTGGCATCGGCAATCCGTGAGGTTGCTGACCAACTCTACTTTGACCCTGTTGTAGATTATCTAAATCGTCTTTCCTATAATGTGGAGGCACTATGACTGAAAGAGCAAAAAAGATTATGAGAGCATACGAAGCAGAGGATACTTACAACTTTCCAAAAGATGGAGTTGTTGCTGTTATTCGTGCTATTGTGAATGAACATCAATACTATCAGTGTTGTAGAGACCAGGATATAGAAGATATGGTAGTTGATGCTCGATTGCTTTATGAACTTGCTGATGAACTGGAGGCACTATGAAACTCTACAGATACAAGAAAGACGGACACCTTTATACTCTCTATGAGCAGTTGAGACCATTCTATAATCTTGTAGCAGTTCCTTATTTTCCCAATCAAGGTATTCTTGCTAAAAGTAAGAGGAGTATTTCTATGAATGATTTTATCGTTGTTGCTGAACGATGACTGACGAAGAATGGGAAACCGCACTCAAAAGTATGAATGAGGATTATGAAAACATCAAGAAAATTGCTGAGGAACTACGGATTTGTGCTTGTTCTTGGGAACCAAATGTAAGACTTCTTGGTAATGTGAATGCAAAAGATATTGAGCATCTTTGTAATTATGTGATTTACGAGGAACAGAGGACACTTGAAGAACTGGCACAGTAGGCATCCAGAGTGGTCTGTGATGCCTTATAATAGTAGGACAAACAAAGGAACTCCAATGACTGAACAAGAACTAATGGAACTCTGGGGAGATGGAACAGAGTTTGGGATGAGTACTCTTGGTGCTGGTGTAATGACTGGTGCTATGAACAACGCATTTCGTGAGGTTGCTACGAAGTTTGCTCAACGAGTTGCTGAAATTGAATATGAAAGAGGTTATACTGATGGTTGGGATAGAGAAAAATATTCTGGACTTGTAGGAGACCCACAATGACCCTTTCCGCAATCTACTATCATCACTCCCACCTTCTTCCTATTGTTGCTTATAGTTCAAGTAAAGAAAATTTTGTTAGAGTGTGTGAAACCAACCAAGTTGATTGGGCACATTTGATTCATAAGGAAACAGGAGAAATCCTACACACTTGGAGGAAAGAAAATGAATGATTGTTTGGGTGTTGTTGGTAAATGCACCGATTGTGAAAATCCTGTGTTAGAATACCTGTGTAATCAATCTCTTTTGGAAGTGCGACCAGAAAGTAAAAACTTTGACTATTGGTTTTCTTGTAGTAATATTCTATGTAAAAATCATAGTGGTGGAGGTTCTTATGGATATTATTATGATGATTGGGTGGATGTGAAATGAAATCCTTCAACATTAATACCAAGGAGTTGATTATTGATTATGACTGAACCACTATACCTAACCGATACTCATAAAATTCGTAATATAAGTGATACTGACTTTCAGTATTCTTTTCAATTTTGGATTGATGAAGGAACTCATCACGAACTTACTGGTAAATGGAGTGATTGGGAGTTTTTGAAGTTGTATGATACTCTTGATGAAGTAAAAACTATGATTGATGATGAAAACTCTTCGTGGTTTATAATTCATCAAATAAATGATAAATTTGTGTTTATTGACTTACGAAAAGGTGAGGTAAAGTAAAATGACTGAAATTGAAAAAACAGAAGGAGTTGATTATTGATTATGACTGAACCAACCGACGAACAAATTGATGAACTTTGGGATGAGATTGGAGGGTATTACAATCTTTATCCCGAAGTTAGAAATACTATTCGTGAAGCACTTCATCGTTGGGGAAATATTGGGGATGAGGAATGACTAAACTATCAGCAGCAGACCTTATGGTAATCCATAATACTCTTTATAAAAGTTTGAGTGTCGTTGGAAATAGCATTTGGACACAAGAAACCAGAGAAAGAGTTATGGATAAGGTGTCTATTATTATGGAACAAATGAACGCAGAAGTTGTCTGTGGTGATGTAGAACCTATTGTAGTGAGTGGAGATTTGGGAGGATGACTAACCCACTCATAGAAAAATATAATGAACTCTACAATCCAAAACCACCAGAACCTCCAAAACCAGTAGAGAAACCAAAACTATCAAAACTTAAATCTTATGACCTTGATGACTTGAAAGCATCTTTTCAACAAGTAGCAGAAAAAATCAAAAATGGTGAGGCACAGGTGGTAAGTATGAATATGGAAATGGGACATAAGTATATCAATACTACTGGTGCTAGAATTACCTTTGAGGTTTCTTTGGATGACTATTGAAGAACTCCAAAAGTTCTTGGATGATAATAACATCACACTTGAAGAGTATATGAGAGCAAATATGATTACTGATGAAGACAGGAAATATTTTGATAAGATATGGATGGATGCGATTTATAAGAACTTGGGTGAGGACACTTGATGAACTGGCACAGGGGATGCTCTGGGTGCCTCTGTGGGTGGTATGATACTCTCATACACAAAGGAACTCCAAATGCTTGATGCCTTTACTGATTATCCTATTCCATCTTATGGTGATGTTGAGGGAGAAAAAGCACCTATTCGTAAGGCAACAATCCTGACTTATGATAGGAATAAGTATTGTGATGTTCTTGTTTATCAAGTAGATGGAGATGGTGATTTGAGAGGAACTGTTGTGAATTTCAAGCAGTTCTATCTCTATAAAAATGAAGCACGACTTGATGATGGCATTCAATTTACTGATGAAGAACTGGAAACTCTTCCTTTTACCGAAATAACTTATCCTCATTCCATTTGATATAATACTCTCATACACACAGACACCTGATGACTGTTTCCACAACTGACCTTCTTGAACTTTTCACTTACGCAACTCAACTTGGTCTTTCTTATGATGTGAAGGAAGATACGGATGGTGATTACAAAATCAGGTTCTATGAACTTTATACCAATAACTTTGATGAAACAACCTTTATCACTAAAGAATGTGAAAGTAATTGGTATAATTCTGGTTGTTCTTTTGACTATCTAATGGATACTTTTGTGAGTATGTTGAAACAAAAAGAAGAAGAGAAACTCAAAGAACAAAAACGACAAGAACTGATTGCTCGTTTGACTGATGAAGAATTTCTAAAAGAAAAAGCAACAAAAGCAGCAAATGCTCTCCATATGCCTTTGGGTGACATTGAACCACTGAAACTACTACAACTCTATAAGTATTTGTATGTTCTTGTGGGTGGTGATGAAGAACTTATGATACACTGGTTGAATCAACATAATACACATCTTGGGTTCAATCCTGCAGCACACTTGACTGATGCCCGTATGGATGATACGATAAGGTATCTTCAGGGAATGGTAGAGCACTGATGAATTGGTTTGAGTATTATTTCGGACACTGCTTTCAAACTGGTTGGAGGGAGATGTGGAACAACTTCAAGATGTGGAGAGACCTTATTAGTGGAAACTATAAGGACTATGCTCTTCTAAAAACTGACGACCCATATGAAGAATGTTATAATTGGTTCTGGTGTTCTATCAATATGGATGAAACTTTACCAAAAGAGTTTCTTGAGTACCTTATGGAAATGTGCGATAGAATTGATAGAGGTGAAGAGAAACTGATTCCTATGGATGAAGATTTTGTTAATAATCTCAAAGACCTTGTGAAAGATGTGGAGTTAGATGACTGAATTTAATTTAGAAGAAAAAAAGATTATCTATAATGCTGTAAGATTATATCAAATGAATAAAGTTGGTTTAACATCTAAATCATATCAAGTTTGTGATGATATATTGAATAGGTTATTTGTTGAGGTCAAGGGACCAGATGCGAAAGTGTCCCCTGTACCCCCCAAAGCACCAGAGTAGGTGCTATGATACTTGTATCAATGACCTGATTGATGATTTACTCTAATCTTTCTAAAATCAAACCTAAACTTCGTACTCAAGGTAATGTAACTGGCAATTTTGGAAGAGCAAAAACAAAAGCAGGTTCTTCTATGCGTGATATTGGTGTCACAAATGTTAAAGTTGTGAATATCACAAAACAAGAAGACTATCTAAAGAGATTGTATGCTGCTTTTGAAAGTACAAACGACGAAAAACTAAAGAAGTTTATATATACTGAAATTAAAAAAATTATGATTCAACGAGGTGAATGGTAATGGAATCCAAAATCATCTATTCTTATGCTGAAATCGAAAAAGCATACAAGATTCTCAAAGAAGTTGTAGAACGTGAAAATAAACTTCACGAGATGGATATGACTATTATTGGAACTCATTTGGAAACTATTCAATATGAAATTCTTCCTGCACTGGAAGAGATTGTTTATTATGACCCCACTCCATAGTCGTGTGCCACTTGTTCTAGTGGCACAGTAAAAGAGCACAGACCATAAACTGTGGTATTCTTAAAGGGTGGTTGAGACAGAGACCACAATTCTTTTTCTTTATTAAAATGAACTCAACACTTGGATTTCCTCCTGCTGATGACCTTTATGGTAATCTACAGAAGATTGATTATGTGAAGTTTGGTGAAAGCATCATCTTTGTTGTTGCTACGATTTGTGCGATTGTTGTTGGTGTAGTTTCTTATTTTGCTACTGTTGCACAACTGTGGTGGTTGGATAATGGTGAAACTATTGTAAATAGTGTTAAGACAAACAGCAATCGTGTTGTTGATTTTGTTTTTTATACTTCTACCGACCAATGATTTCTGCTAAGTCTCTGAATAAAATTGCTGCTGCACTTGCACCAGAAGTTGTAGAATATATCTACAACGATGAACGATGGATTGGGTTTCTTATTCAAATGATTTCTGATGCAGTAGTAGATAAAATGGGACAACTTGATTACGATTTGCACGGTAATTTGTGCTATGCCATTTCAGAAAACATTGGTCTTTCTGGTGGGGACACTTGCCGAACTGTCTATTGACGGTTGCAAGTGCCCCTTTTTTGTGCTATGATTACGGAGTAAATCAATCAAACGATGAACCAGATTTCAACTTACAATTTCACTGGTGATGGGACTACTATTGCTGGTTTGGGTGGTCTTATTTTTACTTTTGTTATTCTTATTACTGTTTTTCGTAGTTATTTCAATTCTCCTTTCAACAAATGAATTACTCAAAGTCTATTCAAGATTACGAAAAAGAACTCAAAGAAGCAAAGAAGAAGTATGATAAACTTCTCAAGCAAATGAAGAAAGCAAGGTCTTCATTTCAATACGAAAATCTTGCTGATGAAGCAGAAGTTCTGTATGAAGATATTGCTGAACTTCAAATGATTATCACTGATTTGCGAAAGCAAAAGAAACTTGCTGAAATTGATGCTGTTTGATGACTGACCTTTACAAAGAAATCTTGGAGTTTAACAAAATGTCTCTCAATCGTGAAAAACTCATTGAAGATTATGCACAACAAATAATGGATTCAATGGATATGAAGACAATGGAGTGTTTTGTTTATGATACTCTTGTTTCCAATCTCAATGAGTATAATGATGAAGAACTCATCACAGAAGTAAAAGAATACAATCCAGAATTGCTGGAGGACGTTGAGACCTTGTGACACTTTTTTAGGTGGCACACAACACTTTCCAAACGGTCCTGACCATGCTATGATGTATTCATCAAGTCAAGGAGGTTATGATGATTGACACTTGCGTTCTTCACGATGATTACGAGGACTTTGCTAAAAAGTTTCTCGGTGTTGATTATGAAGACTACATTAGTCTTCAACTTGGTCTTCCTGACGAAGATGAAATTGAAATTGAATATCCTTTGGGTGTTTAATTTCTTTTTTGGAAGTGTGGCAGAGTGGTTTAATGCAGGAGATTGCTAATCTCCCGATGTTCTTTAGGGCATCCGTTGGTTCAAATCCAACCACTTCCGCCTCGGGTTATTAACTCAGTGATAGAGTATTCGGCTTTTAACCGATTAGTCGTTGGTTCAAATCCAACATAACCCATCTGGAAATATAGCTTAGTTGGTAAAGCATTCGACTGATAATCGAAAGACCACTGGTTCAAGTCCAGTTATTTCCATTGGGTATAACAATACCCAAACATTCACCTTGCTTTTATTATAATGTCTGCCAAACTGGTTGCTCTTGCTGCTGAACTCGTTGATACCAATCCTGCTGGTGCTCAACTGATTGTAAATATCACGAAAGCAGAAACTGGTGCTGAACTCGTAGAAGCACTGGATAATTATGATTCTACTGTTCTTGAGAACTACACTCAAGCAGTTGATGATGATGGTTATGTGTCTCTGACTGATGTTGATGGTGCTGTGACTGCTCTCTGATAAAAAGAACAGGTTTTAACTCTGATTTGTTATTTGACATCTAGATAATAAAAGAGTTAAAATCTGTTCACTTATAAATTCATATAAAGGTCGATGGACTATCTAAAACTTGAACCATACCAAACCATACTTGTTCTAAACGCAAGTTTTGAACCTCTTAACTTTTGTAATTGGAAAAGAGCAATTGTGCTTCTTATGAAAAATAAAGCACAAGCACTCGGTAAGAGAGTGATTCGATTGGTAAATTATATTAAGTTACCATATGAAAAACTAATGCAAACCAAACCATCACGAACTATGATTTATAAACGTGATGGGCATAAGTGTCAGTATTGTGGTTCGACAAGAGAATTAACTATCGACCATATTATTCCACGTTCTCGTGGTGGTGAAGATACTTGGGAAAATCTTGTGGTTGCTTGTATGCCTTGTAATATGAGAAAAGGCAACAAACTACTTGAAGATACTAATATGATTCTTCAAACTATTCCAAAGAAACCATTTAATAAAATGTTATTTTCTTTAGATAGAGCAAATGTTCCTGAGTGGAAAGAGTATTGCTATAGTTGATGTGCCACTTCTTCTAGTGGCACAATAAACCCCCACAGACCTCCCTGATGCCCTATAATAGGTTCATACCAAGGAAAGGAGATGACTACCCCAAATTGGCAACATAACTCAGGAAAACAAAAGAATACTAAAGGAACTTGTAAGGGAAAACTTAAATCCCGCAAGCAAGCACTTCAACATCTCAAAAACAAACTGAACTTCAAATGACTACTGCGACTGCTGATAAGGTTCTTCAATACACTCAAACTCTTTGTGAGGTTCTTCGCACTAACTATCAATCGCATCGTATTGATAATCACCGCAAATACATTGAAAAAGGTGAGAATGTAGAATATCATCAAGAGCAAATTGATAAACTTTGTGAAGGTGAAGATGTTCCAGAGTTTTATATCAATACTCTTCGCAAGTACCATAAGATTATAATGAGAGATTATAATCAAAGTCACGTTCATCTCTTTGTAGATAAAGAGACTGCTGATGTTTATAAACCAGCATCGTGGAAAGCACCTGCCAAAGGTATTCGGTACAACCTTCTTGATGATAAGTCTCGTGAGGAAATGTATCAACGTGCTGATTGGAGTGGGCAATATTTGTATAAGTAAATATAAATTTTATTTGAAATGAATTCTAAAACTATTACTTACATCTTTCTTGCTTTTATTGCTATTCTTGGATGGAACGCATTTCTAATCAAACGTGATAAGAAAATGTTTGATATTTATGATAAAGCAGTGGGTATTGAAAGACTGAAACATCCTCCAAGTAATGAAATTAAATAGTCTTGAATTAAATTAGTTCAAATGCCAAGAATAACATTTGCAGAAGGAATTGAAGTTTACTATCGTGGAATGTACGGTAAAGTTTATTTTGTCTGCGAAAAATACATTACAATTTGTGTTCGTAGAATGGAACACAAATCAAAGGATGTTTGTCTTTTAGTTTATCCAAATCAATATAATGAGGTTGTCCTTGTGAAGGAATCTACAAAGTAATCAATAAATAGTTTTACGAAATTAAAGTAAAACTATAATGGCAACTCAAATACAAAGTGGTCTTGTAGCTACGGGTTCTATAGGTGCAACAGAAATAGCTACTTCTGGAGTAACAACAAATGATATCAATGATTCTGCTGTAACTGCTGCTAAACTACAAAGTAGTGCTAGTGATAATTCTCAAAGAGCAGTCGGAACTAATCATATTCAAAATTCTTCTGTAACTACAGATAAACTTGCAAATTCCTCTGTAACTGCAGATAAGCTTGCTTCATCATCATCATTAGTTCCACTTGGTGCAATTCTTATGTGGTCTGGAACTACGACACCAGATGGTTGGCAACTATGCAATGGAACTGATTTACCATCAACTTCTCCATTAAGACCAACAATTACAAAAACTCCAGACCTAAGAGATAAATTTATTGTTGGTTCTACCAGTGGAGGAGATAATGTTTATCCTGGAGTTGGTGTCAATCAAACTGGTGGTAGTGCGGATGCTGTTGTAGTTTCTCACGGACACACATCTATCACTGATACAGCTTCTGCACACAATCACGGATATGGTTTTGCCCAAGGTTCAGCTGGTGCTATAAAAGATGGTTATAATGGAATTGTTAATGTAACAAACACTGGCAATGTTACCGAATTGGAACAATCTGGCGGAAATGACGGACAAAGATTAGCAGCATTTGCTGCAGGCACTAATTCTAATGGAAGTCACTCCCACAGTGTTGCTGTTACACCAGAGGGTGTTAGTGGTTTAAACCAAAACTTACCTCCATATCATGCACTTGCTTTCATTATAAGGGTCTTATAATTTATCCAATGTGCCACTCGTAGCACTGGCACAGTAAATGAGCACAGACCCCCCTGATGCCCTATAATACAGGGACACAAGCAAAGGATACCACTTGACCGACCTTGATACTATCTTTAACTACACCACCTCTCGTTGGGATTGGCATGAAGGTAATGTCAATCAAATGTGGATTCAAGAGATTGAAGAATCTCCTGATTTTTATCGTTATATTGCCGTTGCTTACAATCCTCGTAAGAATGTGAGCACGGTAGTATCTGAACCTCGTTGCTATGCTGACACCTTGAACTGGGTTCGTATGTATTGCGGTAACTTCTGCATTCTTCCTGAATACTGCTACTGATTCACACTTAAGTTAATCAATCATACTTCATTATGACTTTCACCTTTCCTCGTCTGTCTGCTGGTATCTACGAAGTTCAGAAGGATTCTAACACTGTTGGATTCATTCGTAAAGCATCTGCTGCTAAGTGGATTGTTGTTGATGTTGTAGACACTCCTCAACAAGTCACAAAGACTCTCAAAGAAGCAAAGGATGCTTGTGTCAATCTAATTATCTTTGATGTGGTTGACAAGACCCCTGAACCTGAGTATAATGACTCTGTAGGGGTTGATAAGGTGAATACTGAACTTAATAAGGTTCTTGAGGGTTCTTTGCACTGCTATAAGCAGATTCCTGGAACTGATGAGTTTAAGGAAGTTTCTCCTGTTGAGTTTGGGTTTGCTGAACCTACTCTTGAACCAATTTTGTTCTGATGTTTAAGTTTATTTTACACCTTTTAGTTAATCAAAACAAAATGCACGATTCTACTCTTGACCTGTTCTGCGAACACGAAGATTCTAAGTATGCAGATGAATATGCACTTTATGTTGAAGAACTTGCTTCAAAATACGAAGTGACTTGTGATTACATCATCCAAGAGTTTATCTTGGACTAATATATAATAATGCCTGGGTTGGGTGCAATCTTCACAGGTAAAGGAGCAGAAATGCTCCTTTTTAACTAAATAGTAAAGCACCCAACTTTAGAGCAGTTATGCAAGTTTTAGATGTTAAATGCATCAATGAATCGTTAGGTATTGATGCACCAGACTTTTTATATTTTGAAGAAACTTCCTTTGTTGAAAAACAATGGACTTCTCCTTGGTTCAAAGGAAAACCGTGGAACAAAGGAATTTCTCATACCAAAGAAACTAAGAAAAAAATTAGTGAAGCATTAAAAGGAAGAATACCATACAATAAAGGTATTCCCCATACAGAAGAGACAAAAAGAAAAATAAGTATTGCAAACTTTGGTAAAACTTCTTATTGGAAAGAAAAAACTATACCCAAATCTTCCGTGGAAAAAATGAAGGCAACTAAAAAATTAAAAGGAAGTTATGTTGGTGAATGTAATCCTATGGCAAAAACTTATAGAATAACATTTGACAATGAAAACTTCATTATGATAAAATCACTTCAAACTTGGGCCATTGAAAATGGCTACAAACCAACCAGTCTTAGAAACTTATATAATGGGAGACAAAAATCTCCACATAAAAATGTGATAAGTGTTTCAGTGGAGTTTATGTGACCTCTGTGCCACTTGTGGAACCGTCCAGCACTCTTCCCGAACGCACGGGAGGGGTGCTATAATGTATGAATACAAACGTTACTTGACTTATTGATGCTGACTCTTCTTCCTTATCAACAACGTGCTCTGAAAGCAGTTCAGAACTCCATTAAAGGTTCTGTGTATATTCCTACTGGTGGTGGGAAAACTGTTGTGATGATGGAAGATGCCCGTCAAAGGATTCTGAATGCAACAGAACCGATGACGTTTGTTGTTGTTGCTCCTCGTATTCTGCTTGCAAATCAACTTTGTTCGGAGTTTGAAGCATATTTACAAGGACTCAATGTTGCTTATATGCACTGCCACAGTGGGGAAACACAGCACCAGTCATCTACTAAACCAGCAGACATTGCAGAATACAATGACACTGCAATCGGAAGTGGAAAGCACCACTTTATCTTCACCACATATAATTCCATTGGTCGGGTGAATGAATCAGATATTGAGATTGATGTTGTGTATTTTGATGAAGCACATCATTGTGTGAAACCTTCTAACTTTGTGGGTATTGCTCACACTTCATCAGTTGCAGATAATGCTTATTTCTTCACTGCAACTCCGAAGTTCAATAACAGTATGGAGTCTATGAATAATACTGATGTTTATGGTAATAACATCATCAGTATTCCAGCACAAGAACTCATTGATGCTGGTAGTATCATTCCTCCTAAAGTTGTGCCTTATGAAGCACAAACCATTCGCACTAAAGAAAATGCTGCATTTGTAGATGCAGAGAACATTGTAGGTATTCTGTCAGAGATTTCTGATTGTGATGCACCTAAAGTTCTTGTTGCTGCACCCAGCACCAAAGTGATTTGGTCTATGTTTACTGAAAGTGATTTGCTTCAACAACTCAATGATATGGGTTACACAATTATGCATATCACTTCCAAGCACGGTGCTTACATTGACAAGCAGAAAGTGTCTCGTGAAGTATTCTTTGAGAAAATGAGTGAGTTTGGTGCTGACCCAGACAAGAAGTTCATTGTGTTTCATTACTCAATTATGAGTGAGGGTATTAGTATTCACGGTCTGACTCATTGCATTATGCTTCGCAATCTTCCTATGATTGAGATGGCACAAACGATTGGTCGTGTGATTCGTATGAACAAGGATGACCGTAAGGATATTCAAGATGGTAAGATTGCAGCAGGTCAGTTTGCACTTTATCGCAAACCATTTGGCACTATCACTGTTCCAGTGCAAAACAATTATGGTGATAAGATTGCTCGACAACTTGAGAATGTGGTGAATGCTATCTTTGTCAAAGGAGAGTTGTGTGTATAGATAATTCTATCTGTCCCACATATAAACTATGCCTTTCACAAAGAAATTTCCACAATCAGGTGAAACAACACACATTCGAGTTCCAAAATGTTATGCTGACCTTATTTTGGAACTGATGGTTACATTAGACAATCGTTTTGATGTAGATAAGGGCAAACACCTGTTAAAGAAGTTCATACACAATCTAACGTGAGTCCAATGATACGGTGTGCCACTTGTGGTACTGGCATACTAAAAGAGCACAGACCCCTCTGGGGTGCTATAGTGTATTCATACACAAAGGATTATGGCAACCACTGCTTCTAGAGATACAACAACTGGAACTCTTAATGAAAAAGAAATTGAAAAGTTTTTAGTTGAAAACTTTTCACAAACAGTAAAATCTCAAGTCATCATTGGCAAAAAACGAAATGATGGAGTACACGTTGTTGATTTGATGATTGGTGGGGAAACTCATACTCCAAAAAATAGGAAACGTCCAATTTCTAATCATAAAGGTGGGCAACTAATTAGTCTCAAATACCAAGAGGTTTCTGGAACAGCAGAAGAAAAAGTTCCCTTTGAAGTTATGAAATTGCAAGATGCTATTGATGATTATGGTTACGAATCTGCTATAATTGTTTTGTGTGGTGACAATGGTTGGTCTTGGAAAGAAGAATATCTTAGTGAAAGGTTCAAGAAAAGAATGAAACTTCTTGGTCCAAATGTAAATATTATGAGTCAAGAAGAGTTTTGTAGAAGTATTCAAAAAGGTAATTAAAATGACATCATCAGCACTTAAAGCACTTACAGCAACAACAGGAAATAAAACAGACTGCTGGAACACACCACCTGCATTTGTTTCTGATGTAATTGCTTTTTTCGAGGGTTCGATTGATTTGGACCCTTGTTCAAATGATGAACAAAATCCAAATGTACCTGCGAAGAAAGTTTATACAGAAAAAACAAATGGATTAGCACACGATTGGATTGCAGAATCTGTGTTTATGAATCATCCTTACAGTAATAGTAAAGAATGGATTCCATATGCTGCAAAACAATATGAGTGTGGAAATAGTAAAGAGATGATTTTGCTGATTAAATTGGATATATCAACAAAATGGTGGACATCTATAAGTTCTTATCCTTGGATTGCTGTAAATAAAAGATTGAAATTTGGTTCAGGAAAAGGTGCAGCACCATTTCAATCTGCGATTGTTTATCTCGGTAATCGTATTGAAAGGTTCAATCATATCTTTGGGCACTACGGTCCCCTATACCTCTGTGCCACAAGTGGCACTGTCCCTATAATCGACCAAACTCCTCTGACCCGTGCTATGATTACGGAGTAATCAAGAGAAAAGCAATGGCAGTCGTTCCTGGTTTTACTTTCAATGAAGAAACCGATATGATTTCTGCACTTTATAGTGCTGTTGCTCTGATGAAACGGTATGAAGAAGAATCTGTTGATAATAAAAGTTATTGGATGAAACGTGTAGAAGATTACACCAAAATTGCTGATAAGTTTTCCAATGTCTGCCGTGATGCCATTTACAATGCTTGAGAAAGTTCTAATGATTGAAGAAGCACTGACTGATAAACAACTCACTGCTTTGCGTGATATGTTGTATCACTACAAAGAGTTTCAGGAAGAACTTTACAACTATCCTGAACCTGATACTCTATTCACTCAAACACAACAAGAAATCTTCACTCTTCTGGATATTGTATGACTTCAATTTCATTTACATCTGGTCAGTTGATGGATATTATCTCTGCTCTTGAACTTGTAGAAGAAGGAGTATATGATGATGGAGACCATCAAGGTGCTGCTTATTATCGTAATATGATGCAACAATTTGAGTTGTTGTGTGATAAACTTCAGGAGTTTGTTCCTGAGAATCGAGTTGCAAATCTTGTTCTTGCTGTGAATTAAAACAATGAAAACTCTCATCAACAAAATGAATCCACAAGTCAAAGAAAAGTGGATTGATGCTCTGCGTTCTGGCAAATACGAACAGGGCAGTGAGAAACTCCGAGGTGCCGATGGTTACTGTTGCCTAGGTGTTCTTTGTGATTTGTATTCACAAGAAAAGAATCAAGAATGGGATTTTAGGGGTTATTCAGAAAACTCTGAGGAAGAATCTCCAGATACAATGGACTATTGGTATTTTGATGAAGAGAGTGAGTTTCTACCTGACTCTGTAAGAGAATGGGCAGGAATGACATTCAAGAATCCTCAGGTGCGAGTTGATGTAACTGAGGATGAAAATGAAGATAATTGGTTCTATCACAGTGAGATTGCCAATCTAAACGATTCTGGTTATTCTTTTGTAGAACTTTCGAAACTCATCGAACAACAGTTTTGATGAGTCCAATGATGGGATGTGCCACTTCTTCTAGTGGCACATATAACTCCCAAACCTCCCTGACCCGTGCTATGATTACGAAGTAATCGAAACAAACCAATGATTTCCCTTCCAAACGTGAAAGAAACTGTAGATTACTCTCAACTCACCAATGAGAACTATAAGCAGTTTCTGAATGAAACTACTGTAGAAAAGATTGAGTATTATCTGGAAGAAAACTTCTATCTGGATGATATGATTATCTTCATCCAAGAGCATGGTGATAATGCTTTCTGTGAGCATTATGATGATTATGTGGATGCAGGTGAAACTTATTCTTATGATGCAGTAGATGCTTTCATTGAGGAGTTTGGTGTTTATGAACTTGGTGGATTTATGGATGCTTATCGTGGAGCATGGAGTTCTAAAGCAGAATATGCAGAAAACTATGTGAGTGATTGTTATTCTGTTGATTTTCCTGATTTTATTGAGATTGACTGGGAAAATACCTTTGATAATCTTGATTGTGTCTATGTCAATGGTTTTGTTTTTGATACCAAATTCTGAACTATGAAACTTCAATCTAAAGATGGTTCAATGGTGGTTGATTTTTATCCAATCAAAACACCATTTGGTGATGTATCAAAAGAGTGGTTTCTAAAGACTCTTACTTTTATGGGACAAACACAATCTAAGATATTTCTCAATCGAATTGAGATGAATCTTGAGATTCAAGAGTATCTCAATCACACAATTCCTTATGAGGTTGTAGACTTCAATACAATTCCACAACTTGCCAATCCATTTGCTACTGTTTGATGATGCAATTTCAAGTTACCTACATCGAGTTTGATTTCGATGGTGAAGATGAGATGGATGCGTATGACAAAGATCGTCTCACATCTGAAATGATTGGTGAGATTTGGGATGCAGAAGATGAAGATGACCTCTTAGAAGAGATTACCTGTGCAACTGGATGGTGTATTAAGTCTATTGACTATCGGCACGTTTTGACTTGACGATAACCTGTCCCACATGAGTCCAATGATACCATGTGCCACTTGTTCTAGTGGCACACTAAATGAGCACAGACCCTCAAATGTGGTATATTAAGAGGGTGGAAGGGGTCAGTCCCATCCGAGTCCAATTCTTTATTTCTTGTTATGGATCGTCAGCAAGTCATCGCAAAGATTCAATCCATTCTGAAACTTCAGGAAGGAACTTCTTTTGAAGGTGAGGCAGATGCTGCTGCCAAGATGATTGATAAACTGTGCAAACAGTATGGTGTTACAATCACCGAAGCAACTGAAACTCAAGTTTTTGATGAATCCTTCATCAATTTCAAACGTGTGAATGTTGCACTGACTACTCTTGCTAATGCGATTGCAACATTCTATGATGCAAAAGCATATCTGAAGAGTGGGGATAGTAAGTCTCTGCAAATCATTGGTAGTGAAGCACAACAAATCCAAGTGCGACTCTATTATGATTATCTGGTTCAGGTGATGGAGAATGAAGCAGATGTTGCACACAAAGCAGAGAAAATCCTCTGTGATGTGACTGGTAAAACTGTTTCTCGGTCTTTCAAACTTAATTTCCGTAAGGCATTTGCAGATAAAGTTGCAGAACGTCTGAAGGAAATGAAACTGGCAGAGAATCGAGTTCATGATGATGCAAAAGCAGTGAGTGATAAACTCTCTACGATGCGATTCGGACGTGCCAAGAAGATGAATGGTGCAAGTGGTGCTGGTGCTTATTCTGGTGCAAACGTAGGTGCTGGTGTTTCTTTGAACCGTCAAGCATCTGGTTCTGTGGCAAAACAACTGTGTGGAGTGTAAGTTATGTTCGACTGTCTTAAGTTTGAACCGCACACAATTCCTGAGTGTATTCGAGCACGGTACAAGTTTCCTAATGATTGGGAGATTTCTGTTGTTGCTGGACCACCAAATTGTGGTCTTTATGGCAACATCAATGAGAACACTTATGAAGTTGCAATTTTACGTCCCAATGGACATATGACTGAAGATGTAAGTGCTTGGAATACGAAACAAGAAGTGTCTGCAATGATGTGGGTACTCTCTCAACTGTAGTCCAACATACCCATCAGGGATGCTGATAGGTAGAACAATCCCACACCCCTTGACAAACCCCCCAATCCGTGCTATGATGAACGAAGTTCAGACTCAAGAGATGACCACCGAGCAACGAATGGAGAAGCAATTCTTTATGCACTTCATTTCTCTTATCAATGAAGTGCAAGGTAAATCCAAATTGCCTTCACAGATTCATTCGAATCGTAAATCCTCTTGGATGAAACAAGTCACAAATCCCAAACAAAAAACTGATGCTCTCTCCCGAGTTTGATTCTGAATACAATGACTGACGAACAACTAAATCAACAGATGGATATTACATTTCATCAAGTTGAACAAAGGTTTCATAAACTTCTCAACAAAAAGAACAAAAAGAATCGACTCAATGCACGTTCAATCTTTATGGAGTGGGGAGAAGTTTTTACTCATGAAGATTATGATGAACCAGTAGAGATTCTCTGGGTGCCTGACTTTTATCAATTCATTAACTGACCTAATGATTATCCGTTTTACCTACGACATTCATACACAACAACCTGTGTATGCTATTTGTACTTCCAATGGTGATTGCAAGTATCTCACTACTTCTATCACTGATGCTATTAAACTCTCGCAACAATTCTGATGCTTATTCTTCATAAAGAAAATCACGGTTGTGTTTATACGTTAGGTGAAGAGTATGAACTATTCTATGCTCCTATCTACAATGATAATACAATCAATCTGAATGAGTTTCATCCAGTAGATTTAGCAGAGTATGATGATGTAAATGAGATTGAAGATATTCAATCACAACTGATAAGTGCTTCACCTTATGTGCAAGTTTGAGACTATTTCTCTCTTTTCTCACACACTTATTCTTATGCTCATAAGCATGAATTATCAATTAGAACACAATTACGTTACATTTCATAATTAAATTAAATGTATTAAAAAACATAGTTGAGTGTTTTGTTGTGTTATGATGATAGTGTTATATTATGTGATGTAAATGCCTCTAGTTCTTGTTCTTATGCTTCTCTAAACCCCTCTAGTTCTTGTTGTCTAAGCCCGCACTATACCATAAGAACCAAAAAAAGTCAAGCACCTTATAGACACTCCTAGGGGTGGCACAAGACATATAGACAATGAAACTCCTGAGACTCACACATCTTATGAGTCTTGGGAGTATTTTGCTAGTTACTCGTAAGACTCATAGGTCTCAAACCACTGCAGTAACTGGCACATCGTATCGTGAGTCTCACTGATTCTGCGATAGACTTATAGGGTCGGGAGGGGAGGGAATATTATAAACTCCCATAACTGATAAGAAATACGCAGAACCCAGTGATTGCAATACTTTTTCGGGGCATTATAGTTTTGTCCCGTTATACCTACTAAAATGCCTAAATATTAAGGTATAACGGGACAAAATACGTATGAACTATTTTAGACAGATTTTACTTGAAAAACTGGGAGGAAAATGTATCAAATGTGGTGCTACTGATAAATTAGAATTTGACCATATAGATCCTTCTATAAAATCATTCAACATATCTTCTGGTTATCATAAACCAAAAGAAGAAATGGAAAATGAATTATCAAAATGTCAGTTATTATGCAATAAATGCCATTGCGAAAAGACTAAAAAGAATAAAGAGTTTCGACCTAAAATTATTGCAGGAGGAAGACCCCAAAAGTATAAGAATCTAGGTCCAACTGAAAGAATGAGAGTGCCCTTATACAAACAGATTGCAATCTTATGTGATTTGTTAGACAGAAAAGCAGAAGAAGGTTATGATGCCGTTGAGTTATTAGATTCATTTATTGAGAGTATTAACAATTAGTCGGAACGTGCTTGTGGAAAACCTGTGGAAAGTTCGTTATATCCTGTGGAAAACTGTTCGTTATTCATAGCACTTCGTCATAAGACTTCGTTATACATAACAGTTCGTTATAGCACTTCGTTGTACTCACAGTATAAGTATATGCTCGTCTTATAGTGTAACAATACAACAGTAGTGTTATAAGACACCCCCCATACAGTTTGCAATTCTTTCAGTCCTGTGCTATACTATTCGTTGTATACAGTTCTGTGTACTTACTTGTAGTCTCACTGTCTTATACTTTAGAAGCACTTCGTCATTTATACCACCCCCCATACAGTTTCGTATTTGAATCTGACAGTGTTGTATAATGACTTATAACGTGCTCTTTCGTTATAACAACACCCCCCATATAGTTTGTTATTAGAATAAGACAGTAATGATTATAAAGTATTCGTGATTCTTCGTGTATTATAATTAAACAGCACTGTTTGACAGTTATATTTTGTGTTGTTGTATTCTTATATCTAACCGTTGCCCCCGTATATAATTTTAATGGGTCCTTCAAGGCTACACCGAACCGAAAACGAGAGAGTAATTGTCTTTCAAATAAAAAAATTTTTCCAAAAAATTTTTCCAAAAAAGTTAAAACATAAAATTATGAATTACCCAGAAGGAACTATTAAGACAAACACCCAAGGAAACAAATACATCAGAAAAGATGGAAAATGGGTATATATGAAAAAACCAAAAGAAGAAAGGAAAATATCAAAGGAAAATCCTAAAAGAGTTGTTTATAATTATCCCCCCATAAGATTGTCCGAAAATATGAGAGAAACTCAATATCCTGGGTATTATATCACTGAGGACGGGAGAGCATATCGCAAACCTGGAAAATATGATAGGAATGGAAAATACGGAGAAATTAATGAAAATGGGTTAATATATCTAAAACCTGCGTTCAGGGGACACTCAAAATATCCAGAACATCAATATGAATGCATAAACATCTCAATGTATGATGAAACTGGAAAGTATAAACAAATTAAAAAATCAATTCATCAATTAGTTGCGGAAGCATTTATTCCTAATCCTGAAAGACATAGTGAGATATTACACATGGATGGAAATAATAGGAATAATCATTATACAAATTTAAAATGGGGAACACATAAAGAAAACATGGAGATGGTTGGTTTACCAGAAGGGAGTATTAGGAGAGCAAAAGGAAAGTCTAGTGATTATATCAAAAAAGATGGTGAGTGGATTTTAATTCCAAAAAATACACCTCCATGGAATAGGGGATTGAAAGGAGTATCATGGAATACATTACCTGATGGAACTGTTACAACAAGAAAAGTAAATGGAAAACCTGGAACTTTCATAAAACAAAATGGTAAATGGGTTTATCAGACAAACAATCCTAAGTTCAGAGGAAAGAGTTTTAAAGAAAATAAACCAAAAAGAAAACCACTACCCGATGGAACTATTAGAACTCGTGCTGATGGTACTACATGGGTAAAGGAAAATGGTAAATGGGTTTATCAAAAAACAAAAAAATGATATATAATAAAAAACAAAATGAGAGAATAATGAGAATTACTTTTGATGATTACGAAAAAGACTTGTTGATTGATACGATACAGCATCGTTTAGATACTGATAAGATATTGGTCATCAATCATAGTTTAAGAGAAGAAGTCGAAGATTTACTCCGAAAGATAGAAGAGGATGAATACGTATAATATTTCAGTAAAAGGCAATGAAATATTAAGTCAAGTGCCGCAGAGTGATTTACAGGAGAATCTGAAACTTGTCAGAGGAATTGTATGGACTTCTGGGGGAAATGACAAGGATATTCAAGTATCTCTAAATAAGAACGAAGACCATTGCAATGAATGAGTTGTCGTGGTAAAATAATGTAGTATCGAAAAAATTATTTTATGGCTAAAGGATTTACAGTAAAAGCAAAACTTCCCACAGGACCTGTGGAGGGAGAGTTTGATTTAGAAGCAGCAAAGGAGATGATTCGTGGGAAGTCAATTGTTTTTTGTCTTCCTGGACGAGGAGTATCTTACATTTATCTGAAGAACTTCGTACAACTTTGTTTTGATTTGGTACAAAGTGGTGCGAGTATTCAGATTAGTCAAGATTATTCGAGTATGGTAAACTTTGCACGATGCAAGGTACTTGGTGCAAACGTTCTCAGAGGTCCCAAGCAGATTCCTTGGGATGGTAAACTGCAATATGATTATCAACTCTGGATTGACAGTGATATTGTCTTTGACACTGAGAAGTTCTATCGTCTTGTTGCAATGGATAAGGATATTGCTGCTGGATGGTATTGCACTGAGGATGGTCACACCACATCTGTTGCACATTGGTTAGAAGAAGATGATTTCCGTAAGTCTGGTGGTGTAATGAATCACGAGACACTGGATACAATTCAGAAACGTCGTAAACCATTTACAGTTGATTATACTGGATTTGGATGGGTGCTGATTAAGAAGGGAGTATTTGAAAGTCTTGAGTATCCTTGGTTTGCACCGAAGATGCAGGTCTTTGAATCTGGAGAAGTTCAAGATATGTGTGGAGAGGATGTTTCATTCTGTCTGGATGCGAAAGAGCAAGGATATGAGATTTGGTGTGACCCTTTGATTCGAGTTGGTCACGAAAAGACACGAATCATCTGATAAGTGTCTAGAAGGTATTTCTTGACCTTCTTTGAAACGTTATGATAGAATGTCTCTATAAGGTTTGTATCGTCTTATAGAGGCATTTTTATTGGCTTGAGAGACTTTATAAAAACCCCCTTATAAAAACCGTTAGATGGAGAACTAAAATGGCACAAAAGAGTCGGAAGGATATGAAGATTGAGAGTATTCCGAAGAATACTCGACAAGGTGAAGGTAGAAATACTAAATATGCTGCTACGAGTCGCAATGGGGCACGTAAGAAGTACCGAGGTCAAGGCAAAGCATGAGTCAATTGATTGTAAATTTGCCCGCACAAAAAGTGTGGATTCGCAAAGAATATCTTCGTGATTTTCAAGATGGATATGGAGAATTTGTAGAGGGTGTTTGGATTTCGGCAAAGTCGATACCTGGACGCTCTTTTTATTTCGAAACATATTTGCCAGAATATGGTGCATTATATGATAAATTGCCAATTTCTGCATTTGTCTCGTCTCCAAAAAATCCAGAACTAGATTTAGACCTTCCCAACTTACAATTTTGGGACTGTATGAGTTACGGAGTTGTGTGCGTTCAGAAAAAACATATCGGTGAATTAGATTTTGAAGTTCGTACAAGAGATTTTGGTCAACTTAAAGGTCAATACTTGTTCAGTTTAGATAATTACCACCCATATAATGATAAAATTGATTGTGGCACTAGCGAAATGCCAGAAGAGCATAAGTCTCATAACTGTATTATGTTAGAAAATGGGCAATTTGTGCTATATCCAAATAATAGAATGAGACTTTATAGTCCATCTAGAACACCAGAAACTCCAAAAACACCAGATTTTAAAATTTCAACAAAAATTTATAGTACAGAAGTTGGATTAAAGTGGTCAAGATTGGGAGATACTGACGAATATTTTTGGGAAACTCCTCAAGAAAAACAAAATAAATAGATTTTTTGCTCGATATTGAATTGGAACAGCACTCAATGGGAAAACACCTACTTTTAGAGGTGTATAATGTTAATTTTAACCTTTTAAATGATGTAATATCTCTTCAAGAAACAATGGAAAGAGGTATTGAACGTGCAAAAATGACAATTTTAAACATTTTTTCTCATTGCTTTCTTCCTCAAGGATGTACAATTGTAATTGCACTTGCAGAAAGTCACGTTTCTTGTCATACTTGGCCAGAAAATGGGTGCATTGCGATTGATGTTTATACCTGTGGTGATGGAAATCCTAAAATTATTGCAATTGAACTTTTAAAGTACTTAAATTCAGAAAAATATAACCTTAAATTCATTGATCGTTAAATACTTAAAGGAGATAGCAACCTCCTTAAAAGTTCTGTTTTTAAATTTAAAAACAGAGGAGCTAAAATGTCATTTTACCAAGTTGATCGAGATAAAAATTATATGAGAGAAATGTGGGGAACTGCAAGACTCATCACTGATATTGATACAGAAAAACCAAAGAGAGTAATTCAAGAGATTATGCACGATAATGCTCCAAAGCATAATCTAAAAAAACAAACTGAATTGCATGAAAAAATCAGAAATGATGAAGATTATGATGATTGGGACTATGGAACTGAACCAACATACGGAAAAATGATTTAAAAAGTATTATAGATATATTAAATATACTCATTGTTTAAATGCTTAGTATTTCTAGAAGTTTTAAGGACATTAGTTTGTCTTTTTCTAGACA